GGCTCAGTTGGTGGGTACTGAGGTGCGCCTAATCGACTACTACGAGAATCATGGCGTAGGTTTAGACCACTACGTTAAGTGGATTAAGGACAACGACTATCTCAAAGCAGAGCATATTCTGCCCCATGACGTTAGGGTCAGGGAACTTGGGACAGGTAAGAGCCGAATGGAGATGCTTGAGGAATCAGGACTAGAGGTCAAGATTGCACCCAAAATGGGACTAGATGATGGCATCCAAGCGGTAAGACGATTATTGCCAAGGTGCTGGTTTAACGTGCCAAAGGTGCAGATAGGACTGAACTGCTTGAGAAACTACCGCAGAGACTACGATGAGAAACGTAAGATATTCTATGAAAGACCACTACACGATTGGTCAAGTCATGGCTCTGATTCGTTCCGTTACTTAGCCCTTGGATTGGATGAAGGACATTCAACGTGGTCTAAACCGATTAACTCAGCACCGAAATGGATTGTTTGATGTATGTACAAATGCAAGGGGTAAATCTAGCCCCTAAAGTAAAAGAACTTGAATTACGTCTTGAAATGTTGGAAAATGTGGTAAAAGCATTACAATTGGATAAACCCCGAATGGGTCGCCCTCCAAAGGACAAACATGGAACAGAACGAACTGAAGTCAATACTACAGGCAGAGATTGATGACGCTATTGGCTTTATTGAAAGTGAAACTGTTGAACAACGCAAACAGGCTTTGGAGGCTTATCTACGACAGCCATATGGTAATGAAGTTGAGGGTAAGTCTCAAATCGTTACTGGAGAAGTGGCAGAAGCGATAGATGGTGCGCTACCTAGCTTAGTTCGTATCTTTACAGGCTCAGACAATATCGTAGTCTTTGAGCCACAAGGCCCAAGGGATGAAGCCTCTGCCAAGCAAGCTACTGATTACTGTAATTGGGTATTCAATCGTGATAACGCTGGTGTAGCCATTCTGCATGATTGGTTCAAAGATGCCTTGATGCAGAAGAACGGCATTGTTAAGGCGTATTGGGAAAACAAAGAAGACATTACAAAAGAGCGTTATTTTGACTTGTCTGATGACGAGTTAGCAATGCTGATGAGTGATGAGACTATGGAGATTGTCGAGCAAGATACGACAGAGTTTCCAATTATTGACCCAATGGGACAGCCAGTTATAGACCCTATGGGTATGCCTGTGATGGCTTCTACTCATAACGTAGTTGTCCAGCAGAAGAAAAAGTCAGGCAAAGTAACGATTGAGAATGTTCCTCCAGAGGAGTTCTTGATTAGCAAAAAAGCTAGAACTATTGCTGATTCACCTTTCGTAGCCCACAGGCAGATGTTGACTCGTAGTGACTTGGTTGCTATGGGTTTCAATAAGAAACAGGTAGAGAGTTTGCAGATGGGTGATGCTTTGGCTTATACGCCAGAGCGTGTGGCTCGTTACGCAGCAGGTGAGCAACCTTACCAAACACAGACTGATGACCCATCTATGCAAGAGATTGAGGTCTTTGAGTGTTATGTCAAAACTGATATGAACGGAAAGGGCATTGCTGCTCTGACTCAAGTCTTCTACGCTTCTAATGAGATTCTGCAAGATGAAGGTGGTAAGGAAATGGTTGAGGAAGTGGACTATGTTCCTTTCCATTCAATCTGTCCTATACCAATCCCACATAAATTTTTTGGGAACTCACTAGCTGACAGAACAGTTGACCTACAGTTAATCAAGACTACTATCACTCGTCAGATGTTGGATAACTTATATCTGACAAACAATGCTCGTGTGGTTGCTGTGGAAGGTCAAGTAAACCTTGATGACTTGCTAACATCTACTGCTGGTGGTGTTATTCGTGCCAAGTCACAAGGTGCTGTTCAACAGTTGGTTGTGCAGAACGTGGCTAATCAGGCTTTCCCAATGCTTCAGTATCTGGACACAGTACAGTCTAAGCGTACTGGTGTATCTGATGCTTCACAAGGTTTAGACCCTGCTATCTTGCAGAATGTGACTGCTGCTGCGGTAGCATCGATGCAACAAGCTGGCGCAGGTAAGATTGAACTGATGGCTCGAATCTTTGCTGAGACAGGTGTTAAGTCTTTGTTCCAAGGTATCTTGCACTTGCTCTGTAAGTATCAGGACAAGGCTCGTATGGTGCGTATGCGTGGTGAGTTCGTAGAGTTTGACCCTCGTACATGGGCTAACCAATACGATGTTTCTATCAATGTTGGTTTGGGTGCTGGTAACAGACAAGAGCAGATGGCTATGTTGTCTATGGTTCTTGCTAAACAAGAGCAGTTGATTGGTCAGTATGGCCCTGCTAATCCTTATGTTTCACCTGCTCAGTATCGTGGAACATTGGGACGCATGGTTGAGATTGCTGGCTTTAAGGACTCTGCTGAATTCTACAAGCCTATTACGCCAGAGCAAGACCAAGCATTAAGCAATCCTCCTCCACAAGAGCAACAGATGCCTCCAGAAGTGCAAGCAATCATGGCTCGAACACAGGCTGAGATACAAGCCAACCAAGCTAAAGCACAAGCTGACATTCAGTTGAAACAACAACAGATGCAAATTGATACAGAGATGGCACAACAGAAGGCTGCTCTTGAAATGCAGTTAATGCGTGAGAAAGAAATTGCCAAGTTGCAACTAGAGCGTGAGAAACAACAGGCTTACTTTGCTATGAAGCAACAAGAGTTTGAAGCAGAAGCACAATTGAAAGCAATGAAGATTGGTGCTGGTATTACATCCAACGTAGAGATTAGAGGTTAATCATGGCAATATCAGATGCAATGCGCTATAGGATGAACACAGGTGGTTCTGCTGAAGACCTTTATGCAACTATTCGTGATTTTCTAGCTGCAAGCCCTGATGCTGCTACCACTCAAGCGCAGATGGCTCAGTATGGAATCTCTGGTGAAGACGTAGCTAACGCAACTGGTGGTGCTTCTGGTGGCTTGCTTAGTGGAAACATCTTGGCTGGTGCTAGTTGGAATAGTTTAAATCCTACACTTGCTGGTCAATTAACAGAAGCCACAGGTCAGGCAACATCTAACTACGCTGTGGGTGGTGCAACTACTGCTGACACTCTTGCTCAACTAAACACTTATTTAGCGGGTGGTGGTCAGTTTGACCCTAACGCTACTGTGTTCTTACAAACAGGTGGAGTTGACTTTCTACAGGGTGTAGATAAAGGCACTATCAAAGACAACATTAACCAGATTGTTAAGACGCTAGGCGCACAAGGTGTAGATGTTGTTCTTACTGGTTCTCCTTATGCTAAGTCTGTTGACGATGTAGTTAATAACAACTTTGACCCTAAAGTTGACCAGATATTTACTGACATTGCTAACGAAAACAAAAATGTTGCATTGGTAGGTACTCAGGGTGAGATTCTGCAAAACAAAGCATTGTTGGTAGATGCCTTACATACAAACGCTGAAGGCACGTCAATTTATAATCAATCTGTTATTGACTCTTTGTCTCAGTTTAAGAACGAAGTTCCATCAAATACACCACAAGATATTGCTCAAGTACAAAAAACAAATACTGTAGTTGCGCCCCCTCCAATCATTACTCAGGCTGCATCTAGCCCTGCTGTTGCTCAGACATTGGCTAGGGTAATTCCTACTGCTCGTGGTACTGTCATTGAAGGCGATGACATTGAGGCGCAGATTGCAGGTGTTCCACAAGTAGTTTATGAAACACGAGTTGACCCAAATAACACGGCTAATTGGGAAACATTTAATCCTACAACTGGCGAAGTAATTGACTCAGGTACTTTTGCTGGTGGTGGTGACCGAGGATTACTTGCTGCTGCTGCACCTGTTATCGGTTTGGCTGCTGGAACAGTTGGTCTGCCATTTATCACAAGTTTGTTAGGTGGTGCAACAGGTTTAACTGGTTCTGCTTTAGCAGGTGCTACAGGAGCAACCATTTCGGGTGCTACTAATGCTATTGCAGGTGGTACTCCCGAGGATATTCTTAGGGCTGCTTTGTTAGGTGGTGCAGGTGCTTTTGGTGGTAGTGAAATAAGTAATTATCTTAAATACCAAGATGTTCCTATTGACTTTACAAATATGACGGCAGACCAGATTAACGATGCTCTTGACGTTAATTTTGCAAATGATTTATCTCGTGCAGGTTTGTCTGATGCTCAGATTAAGAGTTTCTTGGCAAATCCTGCAAGTATTTATGATGCAACGCAAGCCGTAACAGAAGCGGTAACACAACCAGTAGCGGTTTCCACGCCTGTTACAGACGCTGGTGCTGTTACTGTTACTGCGCCTACAACAACGCCAACATTGAGTAATGTATTAAACACCATTGCATCTACTACACCTGCTATAACAGTTACCGCCCCTAGAGGCACACAAAATGTTGACCAAGCAACTTTAGATTTGATTAACAGTCAGATTGCTGCAAATGTTACTACGCCCACTAATTTAGCCAATGTTACTGTTACTGGTGAAAAGCCAGCGACTGCTCAAGAAATTGTTAATGCTATTACTTCAACGCTTCCTACAGTTACAGCTACTCAAGCCCAAACTGTTGCAGAACAAGTTATTACAAGTGGCAAACCAGTTACAGTAACAGACGTAATTAGTGCTCTTACGGCTGCCACTCCAACTGTTACAACACCAACCACAGTCCCAACCACAACAATAACAGCACCTAGACCTACTGTAACAACTCAGGATGTAATTAACACGATAGCGGCTACTATTCCTACAGTAACAACACCGACAACTATACCAACTACAACAATTACTGCTGAAAGACCAGTTACAACAACAGAAGATTTAATTAACACTATTACAGCCACTATCCCAAGCGTAATAGCACCAACCACAGTCCCAACCACAACGATTACTGCTGAAAGACCATCTAGCATTGTTGACGCTGTTACTGCTGCAACTATTCCGTTGATTCAGCCAAGTACACCATTAACAGCACCTGCTGTAACGGCACAAACAACTACAGACCCTTTGAGAGTGGCTCAATTAGCTTTGACCACTGCTGGCTTGCTTGGGGCAGGAACTGCTTTGTCTGGTGGTGGTACTACACAATATCCAATTGTTCCTGTACCTGATACTTTCTTAACACCTACAGCACCTGCTGTTTCTCCATTTCCAACATTACCAGCCATTGATTTTGGCGACAGAAATCTATTGCGTGGCACACAATGGGAGAAGTTCCTAGACCCTAACTATGGAAAAGTTCCATTACCTGTCCAATACTCACAGCCATCAAAACTAAGTTATAACGATTTGATGGGTATCTTGGGTAGCAGACAGGGTATGCCTACTGCAAGTTCTTTAAGTATCAACGACATTATTTCTGGAATACAAAACCAATATGGACAAACACCTGTTAGCACAGTGGGCCAAAAATCTACTAAATGATGATTTTTTTAAAGAAGTCATAGATAACTTGAAAAAAGAGCAAATTAGTGTGATAATTAACACAAGTGCAGAAGAATGTGATAGGCGTGAGGATGCTTATCGGCACATTAAGTCTATTGAACTAATTACAGGACACCTAGAAGGCTTGGCCTCGGAAACTGTGATTAGGGAGAAGAAGTGGAAAATTCTGTAGCCTAAAAGCTACCCTCCGTCCAGAAGGTTTCTGGCAATTATCGAGATGACAAATGGAAAACACCAACCCACAAGGGAGTGAAAGCCTAGATGTAAACCAAGCCGCTTCAGCGTTTGAGGGCATGATGGGTGAATCTGAGGAAGCCGAACAAGGCCAAGCCGAAGGTCAACCAGAGTACCAACAAGAGACTGATGAAGTTGAGTATGAAGAAGAACAACCCAAGCAGAGATATAAAGTCAAAGCATCTGGTGAGGAAGTCGAAGTAGAACTAGACGAACTTATCAAGGGTTATCAACAAGGTACGGACTACACTAAAAAGTCTCAGGCTCTAGCTGAACAACGTAAAGCAATTGAAGCTGAACGTAATCACTTAGAGTACGTTAAACAAGAGCGACAGGCATACGCCCAGAAGTTGCAAGCGTTGGATAGCTTCCTTACGCAGCAACATCAGGGTGTGGACTTAGATGTTCTAAGGGAAAC